CGTGAAATGAATATCCTTAAGTATTACAGGCTCACTAGAAAGTGGGTCTGTAAAACTTACGGGTTAAAAGATGCAGATTTAGAATTATTAATTTATTTAGATTGTAAAGGAAGATTTACACGACAAGACTTTATCGACGGTATTTATACATATTCATGGGATAAAGCAAGATGGGACAGATTAAGAAACGAAGGTTGGATCGACGTATGGAGACATAGAAATAGAACAACTATAATGTATTCTGTATTTAAAACCTCGTGGAAATGTTCTCAAATGATAAGTAGGGTATACCGTATTTTATTAGGCGAAGAAGACTTGCCTACTTCAGAGCGGAGTGTATTTTATAAGAACAAATCATATACAGATAAAGTTTACAACAAAGCTATAGACGATATGATAAAAGATAAAGACAGATAATATGGCTAGAAAAAAATTTGAATTAAAATCAGGAAATAAAATTTCTTTTAAAGAAATGGGTAGTTCTCCATTGTTACAAGAAGAACAAGAAGCTAGTAGCTTTGATGCTTTTGCTGCAATAGGTAGAGCCATTGGCGGTGAAGGTTCGGGAGAAGATAAACCTAGTAATATTATTGATCCAAGCAAGTATTATAAAGAATTTAAAGGAAAGGCTAGGAAACCAAAAGAAATGCCAACAGAAGAAATGGAATCACTACCGGCTGAAGAAATGGAAGTTGATTTAGGTTCTGGACCTGATATTGTTCCACGTGAAATGCCTTCAAAAGATAAAAATTAATGGGATTTAAACTAGGAACAAATAAAGGTAATTATGCTGTAGGTGGTGAAATCAAAACAAAAATGCGTTTTGGTAAACAAGCTAGAGATATAGGTTCTGTACCTGGTACACCTGTTATTAGGGTACCACTAGAAGAAGGTGTAATGGGTGAAGCTAATATGGATGGTACTATTTATGTTAATAATAAAATAGTTCCTGGTAGCTTTGAAGATCGTAAAGTGATCAACCATGAAATGAGACATGCTACTGATATGAAAATTGGAAAACTAGCTTACAGTGATGACGATGTAACTTATAATGGTCAAGTTTTTCCAAGGATGGATATTGATGGTGTAGACTCAATATTTGTAGATGGAGAGTGGAAAGAAGCAGGTAGTCATGATTTTCCATGGGAAGAAGATGCAAACAATGGAAATCATTAAAAAAAATAAAAACAAAACAATATGAAACGACCTTTCAAATTAAAAAAGAAAAAAGATTTTGATTTTGGAAATACTATGGACCTTAATCCAGATAGGTATGGACCATCTGCAAATCAATCTAATATTGATTTTAAGAAAAAGTTAGACTTATCTAAAAAGGCTATAGAAAAAAGAAAAAGTAAGAGACGTGCTAAGACCGAAACAGAGCAAGATATATTAAGAGAAATAAAAAGAATAAATCCATAATGTTAAGTAAATTATTCTCTGGAGGAGCTGCAGAACTAGTAAAAGGCGTAGGTGGAGTTATAGATAACTTACATACATCAGCTGAAGAAAAACTAGAAGCAGAAAGAAAAATAAAAGAATTAGTTGCTAACTACGAGATTGAAATGGAAAAAAACATTACAGCTCGTTGGGAAGTAGATTTAAAATCAGACTCATGGCTTAGTAAAAATGTTAGGCCATTAGTATTAATATTTTTAATAGTATGCACCATGCTATTAATATTTATAGACGCAGGTGCATTAAAATTTGAAGTTAAATCGTCGTGGGTTGACTTGCTTCAATTAGTATTAATAACCGTGATTGGCGCTTATTTTGGTGGACGATCATTTGAAAAAGTAAAAAAATAAAATTATGAGACATTTTACAAAAGTAATACCAACAATAGCTGCTAGTATACAAACTGCTGCTTTTGCTAACGAAGATATACTTTTTGACTGGCACAAAGTTGATGGTTTTAAAGGAAGTGAAATTAATGGTATAACAGCTATAGTAAGAGGTACAAACGGTGCTGATCAAACTATGGTTGATTTTGAATTACTATTTGCTACTAGTGGAATTAGAGTAGACACTAGAGGTATAAGTGTTGATATAGCTCCACCAAGTTTAGGTACTGTTAATGCTGGTGTAAGTACCTATCAATGGAAAAACAATTTAACAGGTCATTTTTTATATGATGTAGATGTTGCTGGAACAACGTTTAATGATGGAGATATAGATGTTTTAAACATAGTAACAACTTCAGGTTTAAATATACCTGTAGGACAAGATTTATATATAGCTGCTATAACAAAAGGTGCTTTAGATTTTAGATCAACGGTACAAGTTGGTACAGAAACAGCTACTAATACTACAGCGGTAGTAGTTAAAACTACAGGTGCTTTAATAAACTTTGCGCCTGGAGATGTATTACATGATGAAAACGATTTAGTTATCGGTACTGTTAAAAGTGTTACTGATGACACAAATCTTGTATTAGCAGAAAATTGCGCTAGTGTTAGTGCTGTAAACAAAGATTTATATAACATACACCCTATGCAATTTATGTTATCATCAACAGATTAAAAATAAATTAAATTAACTTAAATTAAATAAAATGACAAAAAAAGAAAAAGTCGTAGACTTAAAACCAGAAAAAATTACTGACGAACAATTAAAAAAAGTTCAAGATACTGTTAATAGTATAAATAGAGCACAACTAGAAATTGGTTCAATGGAAGTAAAAAAACACGAATTAATGCACAACATAGCAGGCGCAAGAGATGTCTTAACTTCACTTCAATCTGAATTTGAAAAAGAGTATGGTACTTTTGATGTTAATGTTCAAGATGGAACTATAAACTACCCAAAAGAAAATGGCCAAGCTAATTCGTAAAATTTCTATAGGTAAAGATTATAAGAATGACGCTATGCACTATGCTGTGGGGCAAGAAGTATATGGTGGTCATACTATTTGTGATATATTAGAAGAAGATGATAAATATTCTATTTATATCAAAAAGAAAAAAGATATTTTACCTTGGAAAGACTTTAATAAAAACATGGCTGTATCTGTAGAATATAATCTAGAATACTAATGAAAAGTGTTTACAACTTTGTTGTAACACCAAAAGGAGAAAGATATAATAACAAAAAGAAAGTTGGTGATTCAGAGTTAATACTTAATACTGAAATTTACAATCATCAATACGTCAATAGAGAGGCTATTGTTATATCAACTCCTATAATTGGTGATACAGATATAAAAACGGGAGATACAGTTATAGTACATCATAATGTATTTCGTAGGTGGCACAACGTAAAAGGTGTTGAAAAAAATAGTAGAGCATATTTTAACGAAAATACTTATTTTATAAACCACGATCAAATCTTTTTATATAAAAGAGATAAAGAGTGGATAGCTCCAAAAGGTTATTGTTTTATAAAACCTTTAAAAGCTGTAGATCAATTTAATATTGAATCTGAAAAACCACTACAAGGTATTGTTAAATATTCAGACGATACAGTGGAAACTGGAGATTTAATAGGTTACAGACCAAAAACTGAATCTGAATTTATAGTAGATGGAGAAAGATTATATAGAGTTTTATCAAATTTAATTACAATCAAATATGAATATCAAGGAGACGAAGAAGAATATAATCCAGGCTGGACACAAAGCAGTTGAAGAGTTGATTAAAGTGGCTAGAGAAGCGATCGTTGATTCAGACGATGATATATCAGCAGATAGACTTAAAAATGCGGCAGCCACCAAAAAACTAGCTATATTTGACGCATTTGAAATACTTAACAGAATTCAAGAAGAAGAACAATTACTTGAGGGTAAAACACCTGAAGAGAGAAAGGAAAAAGTCTTTAAAGGATTCGCAGAAGGTAGATCTAAGTAATGTACGAGCAAAGTTTAGTTAAAATAATAGAACCTGTTAAGAAAACTACAATTAGTCGTCTTAACAAAAGTAAAAAATGGAAATATGGATATGATAAAGAACATGATATTGTCGTTATATCAAAAACTGGTCAAATTGGTAAAATACTTGAAATACAAAATTTGCGCATCGCGTTGCCAAAACGACCAGTGCAAGTGCATGCACATGAGTTAAATAAATGGGTAAAGCAAGATCAACCAAAAGAATTAGAACGTCTTAAAAATATATTTGATTGGAGAAGTTACCCTGAGGAAAACAAAGAACAGTGGTTTGATTATATAGACGAAGAGTTTAAAAGAAGAGAAGAAGGTTTTTGGTTTACTAACAATGGAAAACCTACATATATAACAGGTACGCATTATATGTATCTTCAATGGAGCAAGATTGATGTTGGTGCTCCAGATTTTAGAGAGGCAAATAGATTGTTTTATATATTTTGGGAAGCTTGTAAAGCAGACAAAAGATGTTATGGTATGTCTTACCTTAAAAACCGTAGATCTGGTTTTTCTTTCATGTCATCAGCAGAAACAGTTAATTTAGCCACTATATCGAGTGATAGTAGATATGGGATACTATCTAAGACAGGTGCGGATGCTAAAAAAATGTTTACAGATAAAGTTGTTCCTATATCAATTAATTACCCTTTCTTTTTTAAACCTATACAAGATGGTATGGATCGTCCTAAATCCGAGTTAGCATATAGAGTGCCTGCTAGTAAGTTTACAAGAAAAAAAATTACAGCTAATGAAAAGCTAGAAGATATACAAGGATTAGATACAACTATTGATTGGAAAAATACTGGTGATAATAGTTACGATGGTGAAAAACTAAATCTACTAGTACATGATGAAAGTGGTAAATGGGAAAGACCTGATAATATTTTAAACAACTGGAGAGTTACAAAAACTTGCTTAAGATTAGGTAGTAGAATTATAGGTAAATGTATGATGGGGTCAACTTCCAACGCCCTAGACAAAGGTGGAGATAATTTTAAAAAGTTATATAATGCATCAGATGTCACTAAGCGAAATAGAAATGGTCAAACAAAATCTGGTTTATACTCTTTGTTTATCCCAATGGAATGGAACTACGAAGGATTTATTGACGAGTACGGAGTTCCAGTATTCACTACTCCTGATACAGACGTGTTTGCCCCAGACGGTGAACTAATAGATATAGGAGTAATAGATAGTTGGCAAAATGAAGTTGACGGTTTAAAAGACGATCAAGATGCTTTAAACGAGTTTTACAGACAGTTTCCAAGAACTGAAGAACACGCGTTTAGAGATGAAACAAAAAACAGTATATTTAATCTTGTAAAAATATACGAACAAATAGACTACAATGAGGAGATGTCTAGAACTCTAGGAATTACAACTGGTAATTTTCAATGGGTTAATGGAATAAAAGATTCACAAGTGATATTTTATCCAGATCCAAAAGGTAGGTTTAAAGTTAGCTGGGTTCCACCTCAGCAATTACAAAATAGAGTGGTACTCAAAAACGGTATAAAATATCCTGGTAATGAACACATGGGAGCATTTGGTTGTGACTCTTATGATATATCAGGAACTGTAGATGGAGAAGGTTCTAAAGGAGCATTACACGGCTTAACCAGGTTTAGTA